AATGTACCCTTTTCAAGAATTTTGTTAATAAGATTTAGATATTGCATTTCTTCGGGATTTGAATTTTCGTTGTCGCCCATTTTCTCTCTATAATCCAAATATATAGGCGTGTTTTTATACTAGTTTAGGAATACTAACAAATTCACTTATTTTAATTTCTTTTTATAAAACATATGGACAGTCTAGACGATTCAAAATTATCATCAAAATTCGGATTTTTTAAACACGTTTTTAATTTTGACGATGACACAAAAGCTGAAATGTTAAACATAGTTCAATATTCTTTAATAGCTGTTGTTCCCATCATTGTTTTGAACAAGGCGATGCAAAAGTTTGTTCCAGAAGCAGACGAGGAAAAAGGCAGTTTTGAGCTTTTAGCGGAAGTGTTGGTTCAGATTGTGGTTATGTTTGTTGGTATCTTTTACATTAACAGAATAATCACGTACGTACCAACTTACAGCGGAACAAAGTACCCTGAATTCAGCACAATCTTCATCATTCTCTCTGTTCTTATAATCACAATGAGCTTACAAACTAAATTGGGTGAGAAAGTCAGCATATTGGTGGACAGAGTTGTTGATTTATGGGAAGGCAATTCTCCTGATGATAAGAAAAAGAAGAAAGGTAAAGGAAAGGGTAATGTAAAGGTCTCTCAACCCATTTCAGGTCAAAACCAACAGATGCCATCCGACGCAAACGCAATGGGAAATTCATTATATGGTGGAATGAGTCAAGGAACAACGTCAATTAGCAGCTTGCCTACAGAGCAAGTAAAGCAAAACGCTCCTGATTATAACGCAATGTATCGCAATGACGCGACACCAATGCCTGGAGCGGCCACCCCCGGAATGGGTGGTGATTCTTTCGGCGGAATGATTATGGCCGCCAATGAAGTTCTCGGAGGGAGCGCATTTGGTTCAAACTGGTAATAAAAAACAACAAAAACAACACAAACAACACAAACAACAAAAACAACACAAAAACCAATAATATTATTCGGAAAATGTATAATATTATTAGTATTGCCTCTGAACAAAATAATAACCATGATTTTTTGCAATGTCAAAATTGTTGCACATATAATTCTCGTGAATAAATAACATAACACTTTCAGGTCTGTTATAAAATAAATATTTATATTCTTCTTTATTAAAAATTGCCGATATGACAACTTCTTCTGGAAAATAAGATAAAAATGGCGTTCCAAGTTTAACCATTTTATAATATTCATCTATAAATCTTTGTATTTTTTCGCTTTTCATATTTATTCCAAAAACAACGCTGCACACATTAATGCTATTAACCAAATTTCCATTAGTAATATTGTTTATAATATCAATAGTTTCTTTGAACACAGAATTTTCATAAGTTGGAATTCCTGGAGAATAAGGCCAAAATTGTCTAAAAATAGCATCGTCGTTGTCTAATATTTCAAATAAATTCTTAGGATTGTTAACTGCATAACAACCAGCGTCAATCCAAATTACTTTTTCAAATCCAAGTTTTTCAGCTTCTAACATCATAAATATTTTAAAACAATATGGAACAGCCGCATATTTCATTTCATTTCCTCTAGGAGTTGGAAATCCTCCATTGAATAAATAAAAATAACCATTGAAACCAACCTTTTCAAGAGATTGTTGAATCTGAGACGCCTTCATCGCTCTATCATTTGTCAAGTTTGTTGTACAACAAACAAAACACTCTTTTTTATTTCCGCCGTCTCCTATTTTATATAATATTTTTGATGGATATATATTATTTTCAACGTCAATTAACTTTTGACAGACACCTTTGCTGCATCTATCAACTACAATATCTAATGAAAATATGTAGTTTTGGTCATTGTGTGGATATTTGTTTTTAATCATATTAATTACGAACTCCTTTTTATTTTCTAGTTTTTTTTGTATTTCAATTAATTCATCGTTGCTGTAGTGGAGCTTGTCGGGAATATCCAATTCAAATGGATTTATCACATTTTTTTGTATTGAATTATTCTCTGAAAAATGTGAGTTTTCCTCTAAGATTTTAGTAAAATCGTCAAAATCAACAGGCGTCATGCAATGGCAAGAAATAAGAGTATTAAGGTTAATAATATTATTGCAACACATAAATAGACCAACTCCTTTGTGATGAACAACGCCTTTATAATTGCATCCAAAAAACTGTTGTTTATTTTCAACAATCTGCAAATCTTCTCCAATAATATTTTGTAGATAATAACTTAATGCAACGTCGCACGCGGGAATTAAATCACCGTGATTACTTTCAATGCATATTTTTTCCCACTCTTCTTTAATAGTTGATAAACCTGAATAAATTTTACTCAAACACGCGCTTGTTATTATGAAACCTGCTCCTCCACAATGAAAATAATAAGGTTTATTTTTTAGAGTTCTAAAATCTCCGTGTCCACCAATATACATATAATTTTTTGAGTCAAGCTTGTCAACGTATAATAATAATTGGTCAATATTTATGTAAGTGTCCGTTCCGCAACAAAATACAAAATCCACATTAAAATTGTCGTGAATGTATTGCAATCCTAAATTTTGCTTATCTATGGCTGATTGATAGTCGTTTCCCACGTTTTTTAAATATATATATTTAGAATCATCCTTCAATTCAGTCTCCTCTTCTCCTAAGAAATATAAGACCTTGGCATTATTTTCGGTTGCGCGTTTTCCCCAGGTTTTCTCAATCTTAAGTATTTCATTTTTATATTCTTCAATAGTGGCGCATGCAAAAACGCACACCACTAACTTAAAATGTTCTTTACATTCGGGTTCTGAATCCGACGCCATAATAATAATACTAATATTTCACTATGAGATTTTAAATTGTATTTTTAAATTTATATAAAAATATAATTAGCATAATGTATTATAAGGTACTTAATATAATGGACATTGACAAATTGTTAAAAGCATTGGATAATGAAGAAAATTCCAAATTTTTGAACTTGAACACGCAAAAAATAAATGAAATGAAAAAGGAGATTTTAAGCGAGCTGCACTTATCAAAAGAAGAAATAAAAGGGTTATTACAGAAACTAAAAGAATATGCTTACGTGGACGAGATGTCAGAACTTCGCTATGGGGCTTTTGTAAGATGGATTCCCATAAAAGATCCGGAAAATGTTCATTTGGCGGCTGGAGGAATTTTATGCGAAATAAATGTTACAGACGAGGGTATTTCTCTCACGTGCAAGAATTTTGCGAATAAATATTACCGAATAAAAATGGAAGAGTGCCTTATTTTCCAAAAGTTGACAAGCCAAGAATTGGTATTATTATCCGCATTAGATCACCTTTCCAAATAATAAATAATAAATAATAAATAGAATTGGAATAATTATCTAACGATGCTTCTTTGTTTTATTGCACCCACAATCCTTGAATAATCCAGGAATAAATTTGCCCATTTTGATAAAAGTGATTTCAACTGGTTTTAGGCCACGTTTAACCGTTGAAACTAATTTTCCGCTATTGTAATATTTAACGCTCTTGTGGCCTCTCCCTTTTTTAACAAGAACTCTTCTGACAGTTTTTTTGCCACCAGACTGATGAATCTGAGTATTGGAGTAGTTAAACTTCTTATCCGCCATTTATATATTTTGCCGAGAAAAAATAAATAAATGATTATAATATAGAATATAATATGAGCGAGTTTTACGTTCACTTGTTTCACATTCTAATTGTTGGAACACTTTTTTTATATGTAGGAATTAAGTCAACAAATACGCCTACATTTATGTATCCGATTTTGCTGACTCTCGGCATTATCATTGTCTTTTATCACATTTATAAGACATATCTTAAAGTTAGCACAGGCAAAAATCCATGGGTCAATTTGTTTCACATATTTGTAGTTGGTCCCCTCTTAATTTACATTGGATACAATAAAGAAGCAACGCCCAGACAAGCCTACGAATTCCTATTGATGTTGGGTTTTGCGTCAATTGGCTATCACGGCTATTACGCAATTGCTAATTAATAATTTTTCTAAAAAATAGGTTTATTTGTAACCAATTCTTGCACTATCATTCCCAATGAACCAATCATGGCGAGTCTTCCATGGTTTATTTCTGCGTCCAACATAAATGTCTCATCTTTACCTAGGAATGAAAGGGGTAAAGAAAACCCGAGACTCCCTGGTTGATAATCATTCTTCAATAAAAATAAGTTTGATGAACCTTTAAATGGGTCCTCCCAACCTAATAACATGGATTGCAATTCCGACGCGGCAACTAAACTCACAAACACCGACACAGTAAGTGCATCTGCATTATCTAAAACGTGAATGCCTTGTTGATGAGTAACAAGTTCGGTCGCAGGAATTGCCACTGCTGAAACCATTCCCCACCGTCCGTGTTTTAGTTCAGCCTCGCGGAGCCTTAACAATTCACTTTCTGGCTTATTCTTTGCAAAGCCAAGAGGGTCAAAATAGCCAAGAGGGTTTGTTGAACCATAAAAAGAAAAACTATTGGCTGTGCAACAAAAGAGAAGAAATAAATTAACAACCTTATTCATTTATATTTTATATGGTTCTTTGCGTTTAAGTATTTTTAAAATTATTTATTAAATAATTATAAAATTTGCTTCTACTATTGCGTTATGATAAAATCTTCTTCCTAAAATTTTAACACTCGCTATCAACCCATTTTTTTGTAACAACTGCTTCCACACTTTCCAACGCGCCTTCTGTCCAACCTTGATTCATACTAATCATTTCTCCAACAATAAGCATTCCTGGCATCGGATTCTGAGCTTCCTTTATAAACTCCCTACGGTTTTTAAATGGCGCTCTTAACGGGTCGTAATAATGCGTTCCAATTGGCCAATAGTAATCCTTAATAGCAATTAAATCAAGTGATCCCTTAGGAATTGCGAGAGATTCTTCCAACAACTCACAAAAATATTCTCTATTTTTTGGTGTATTTTTAAGCCGGTCTTTTAAGACCTTCGCGTCTTCGTTGTCCGAATACGCAATCATATAGACGCCTTTTTTTTGATCCATTGGTATTATTTTTTTTAGAGGCCCAGGAACAATTGTAATTCCTGAAACATATTGTTTCATAATCTCGGCAGAAGCTTTTGGGAATTTTCCGTATAGACGTAAAAAGGTTTGCCCATGAATTTGTTGATAGATGCTATTTTTATAATCAGCTCCTACAATAAGATTTTTAACGCTAGTTATAGTAGTTGCCATTATAACTTTTTTACATGAATAAGACGCCCCGTTATCAGTGTAAACGACAAAATTGCAAGGCGCTGAATTCTCAATATCAATTACGTCACTGGAAACGCGAATATTCTTAACTCCTATCTTTTTTGCTATAGTTTCAACGAGTTCTTTCCAAGGAATGTGAAGACCCGTCCAACTATTGTAATTGTCTTCAAACCCATAATTATAAAAGGTATCATAAGCGTCTTCATTTTCATAGTCAGTGTACTCTGAACAAACTGTAAAATTCTTATAAAGTTTTTTACCTAGGATAGGTAGCGCGAATTCTTTGAAAGTTTTCCCCGGGGCGGGGGCTTCTTTAAATTGTTTTTTTAATATATTAAATACCTTTTTGACGTCGCATGGGGGTGAAATGGTTTGTGCGTAATTATGCGAAACTTGAAACTCGTTATAATGTATTCCTAGTTCTCTCAAAAGTTGAATTAAGAGATGGTCTTTCTCTTTGCGACCAACGCCCGCGCCAGTTACAACCTGGGTTCCTTGAAACATTTCGTTGCTCATTCGGCCACCCAACCATTGTTTTTTATGGCGTTCAAGAACTAACAGTTTGGTTTCAGGTGTCATTTTTAGAATTTTATAGGCGCTGTATAATCCTGCGATTCCTCCTCCAATAATAATGATATCATATTTATTTTGCACTTGCATATAAATATAATAGATAATAATCTGATCCCAAGTTTAACGCCTTTTTTGCGTCTTTTTTTTGCCGATTTTAAGTTTTCTTACAGTCTTAATGAGAGTAAGTTTTCTGCCGTTTTTGCATTTAAACTTCCCACGCGATAATCCTTTTCTATTTAAAACGGTTTTTGTGCAGACGCCGATGGCACGAGATTCGTTTTTTGGACCACCAACCTTTTTAATGCAAGAACATAATTTTTTGGCTAAAATCCCTTCTGCTTTATGTTTTAATTCTTCATTCTTTTTCGGAACGTCTACCCCGTAATAATTTAGTATTTTAGAATAATCAGAATTTGTAATTGTATAAGGCATTTACTTGGAATTAGATTTAGATTAGGCAAATATTTTTATTTTTATTTTTATTGGTTTAAAAAATAAAAATATAAAAGGTGCTAATATTATGGAATTTGTTTCTGATGATCAAGACACAGATTATAACTTAGCCGATTTTGTTGGTGAAGAAGAATACTTGAAATACTATACGGAAGATGAAAATGATGAGTCTGATGAAGAGGAATTAATAGAAGATCCCATAATTCATTACGTTGATACTATAAACGCGGATTATGCTAAAAGTGAAGGCGAAGACGAAGAAGAACAACAAGTACAAGAAGAACAAGTTGAAGAACAAGTACAAGAAGAACAAGTACAAGAAGAACCCGAAGTAGTAGAAGAACACCAAGTAGTAGAAGAACCCGAAGTAGTAGAAGATCAACAACTAGAAGAAGAACCAGAAAAAGAAATGGTTTCACAGAATAGAATAAAAATCCCAAAAAGAATATTTCAAACCCATAAATCAATTCAATATATTCAAACCAAACCCAATATAAGAAATGC